AATTCTCACACACTTTATTGATATTGGGGCAGGGGGGGTTCGTCACCCTATCTCTCCGTATCTCTCCGGCGTTTTCCCTTTAGGCATGGGGGGTTCAGGGGCTTGGGAGAGGAGGAGACATAGTTTTCTAAGATTTATTTGTAGTGTAGGGTGTTGTGCTGTAAGCCGCGCCATTGCTGATGGTTGGGGTCTGCATCAAGAATAAGTTTCCGCGTGCCTCGGTCTCTATCTCTCCCGCTCACCTCGGTGCTTGTATCATTGCTTAATGGATCTCAAAAGGAGAGCACGCAACAAGCCTTGGATGGCTAAGAAGAAAGGACGATCGGTACGCAGCCGTGAGGACGAGACTCTTCAGAAGCCCTTTAAGGGTAGCGAGTCATCACAGTCCAACCCTCTGTACAGGACTTCGGAGTGGCTTGCTACTCGGGATGCGGTTTTGTTCCGCGACCCACTATGCCAATGGTGCTTGGCTTGCGGTGTGGCTACTGAGGCCACTGACGCCGATCACATCATCCCGTCCAGGCGTCTATCGTCTCGATCAGATTTCTTTGATCAGGAGAACATCGTGGGTAGCTGTCGATCATGCAACGTCCGTCGCGCTAGTTATGAGGCGAAGGGCATTTACTTTGAGACCAAGAAAGAATGGGAGGACTATCTCCGTCGTAAGTACTACAGAAAAATCACACGCACATGAGCATGCGCACGCTGCTATCCGAAGTAAGGACGGCGCTCACCAGCTACTCTGGTCTAACTGCTTTAATTCCCGCTAGCAAGATTACTTTTGCTCGTCGCCCACAGCGCGATCAGATGCCGGGACTTACAGTGACTCTTGGTAATGTGGAGTACGAGCCGGTAACTCAGAGTTACGCTGCCTCCACCACTTACCGCGTCGACATCACCATCTTCGCGAAGAGTGCTGACCAAGCAACTGAGATCCACGATCAGGTTAAGCTAGCTATGCTGGCTGTCAACAGCTCCAACTTCCTTGTTCGCATTTTTGACGAAAGATATTTTGTAGACGTAGACAACAACCACCAAGCATACGTGTCTTGCACATGGGAGATGGCTGTCGGCGTTTCTGCAAACACAACGACATTGATCAGTCCAGCCTTTAAGGGTGATGATCGGATGAAGTTTAAGTCGAACTTGACTATGGCTAATGGTGGGACTACTACACTAGATCTAGATACTCATGGTTACTCTCTGGACTTCCCCACTCATAATGGCGCAGCTAGTCACACTGTAGTTCTACCACCAGCCATTGATTACATGGGCAAGATGTACACTTTTATTTTTGGATCAAGGGTCGACAATAACAGTGTTGTTGTCTTCGACCCTTCATTGGGACGGATTGAAGGAGGTAATACATATACTGTGAACAGGGGCCTTAGTTCCATGACCATCGTCGCGGTAGAGAGCCCGTCTGGAGTTCAGCAATGGCGCATCATGGGTTACAAAGGTCTTCACGACTGATGAAAGGATTTGCAGAGAACTTTATCACCCCTGAGGAGGCGACTCACTTAAAGTCCAAGATGAAGCCCCCTGGCTCTGGCAAGATACTTATCAAGGATCTACCGGAAGACAGCACTGAGAGTTTCGTGGTGGAGAGACTTCGTGATCACTTCGATTTCGATCTTCACGAAGAATCATATATCAGCATCGAGCACAACCCTAAGGGGCACCGTTGGCATGTAGATACAGGTGATAGAAATCACATGCCTTGGTGTAGTTTTGGATGCAGCGTTATGCTAAGCAAAGATTACGAGTACGTCGGCGGTTTATTTCATTACCGTGACGCTGAGATACAAGCTGAGCATTGCGGACTCCTTTGGCACGACTCATCTGAAGAGCACATGGTGGAGAGGCATCAGGGTGTTCGCGCAGTACTGCTTATCTTTATTTAATGTCAGACACACTAGATAAAATGAAGGCTGCTGTCCAGAGCCTTAACGACACCAAGGAGGGTGAGGCCGTAAGGGACGCGATTGATAAAATAGGCGCCAAAGACTTGAAGCCTATCTTCCAGTTGGACGATGATGGCAACCGCCTCTTTGACATTGTAGTGAACTACCTCAATGACCGGGGTCTAATAGAATCAGTTGATGTTATCACCGTCACTATGCTTGCGAAAAGCCTTGCAATCTATATCGCTGTCGCTCGTCATGTGCATGGGTTTGGAGACGCTATCCAGGTTTACCCTAACGGAACATCAAATGTTAGTGGGGCGTTTACCGCCTTATCGAAGGCTCAAGATCAGGTGCTCAAACTCAGCGCCAAACTTGGACTCAGTCCCATGGACCGAAGCCGTATCCTAGGAGCCGCAGCTAGCGCGAACAGTGCCAATGACAAATCCCAGGAGGGGGATGAAATTGATGAACTAAGCTAAGTATGGCGGTAGATGTAACCGTGGTTCTTCATGTCTTCGATTACGCCCACGAGGTAATTGATGGTAAAATACCCACGGGCAAATACATCAAGCTTGCTGCCGAACGATTTGTATCGGACTTAGAGAATGATGATTGGGACTGGAAGTTTGATGCTTACGAGGCTGCCAGATACATTAACTTCATAGAGAGGGTTTGCGTTCACACCAGGGGTGACTTGGCGGGTAAGAAGTTTAAGCTAGAGCCTTGGCAGGTTTTCTTCGTCGGTCAGATATTCGGGTGGGTGAGCAAGACTGAGGGTTACAGGCGATTCAACACTGCTCACCTATTTGTTGCAAGGAAGAACGGTAAGTCCCAGTTGGCAGCAGCTATTGCTTTGGCTATGGCTACCCTAGATGGTGATGGTGCTCCTCAATTAGTCACAGCAGCAACAAAGAGAGATCAGGCGAAGGAGGTGTTTGATGAGGTTTGTCGATGTATAAAAAACAGCGCACCCTTGTCGAAGAGATTTACGGTCCAGAGGTCTGAGATAAAGACTCCTAGGAACGGAGTGATCAAGCCTTTGAGTTCTGACGCCAACACCCTTGATGGTCTCAATTTGAACTTAGCTGTGGTGGATGAGTTTCACGCCATGAAGACAGCGGACCTGTACAGGGTGTTAGCTTCATCCATGGGATCGAGGAAGTCGCCTCTTATGCTGGCAATCACCACAGCCGGATTTGTAGCAGATGGTCCTTGCGCTATGTTTATGAAGGCAGGCAAGGCTGTGCTGGAGGGTACCAGGACAAACGACAGGTTGCTAATACTTCCTTACGAGATAGATGAGGACGACGCATGGGATGAGTATAGTTCTTGGTTGAAGTCAAATCCAAACCTTTCGGTCTCGATTAGTAAAGAGTATTTAGAAGCACAATGCAAAAACGCCAAACTGTATGGGAGTCGATCAATAACGGAGTTCATGGTAAAGCACCTGAATGTGTTCGTAGGATCAAGCGCCGTATGGATTCCAGACGACGACTGGATGTCGGAGGACAACTGTCGCGTGCCTCGCGTTACTCACGTCATAGACGAGAAAGCGAGCAAGCCCGTCGCGTACTTGGGACTCGATCTCGCTTCGACAGATGACATAACAGCATTGGCTATATGCACCGGTAACGACGAGATCGGTTGGGGTTTTGATATGCACTACTTTATGCCTGAGCGAGCGGTTGAGCGTAGGCTTGATAAGGACGAGAACACTGTGTACCTAGGATTCAAGGACGACCCCCACGTCCACCTCACGCCTGGCAACGTAACTGATTACAATGTGATCCGTAGACTGATAAGCGGTCACTACGTGAAGGACGGTGTCGTCGAGTACGACTCCGACAACCTCATGGAGAAGTATTTGGTTAAGGGCGTGGCTTATGACAGGTGGAACTCTCTTAACCTCATTAGAGACTTAGAGGGGGACGGTGTTGCCTGCGATCCTTTCGGTCAGGGTTTTGCTAGCATGAGCTTCCCTTCTAAGGAGTTTGAAAAGTGCGCCCTTCAAGGAAAGATTTGTCATGGGGGTGACGATATACTCAGGTGGATGATGGGCAATGTGAGCCTCCGATATGACGCATCTGGAAACATAAAACCTGACAAGTCAAAGAGCGGCGACAAGGTGGATGGGGTGGTTGCCGCTGTGATGGCTATGGGTGAAGCCTTGACATTTGTCGAGGAGGAGAATACTGACTTCGAGTTCTTTATGGCCGTCATAGGTAACGGTAACGTGTGACTTAATTACTGACTCACCTTAATCAACATACTTTCGTGCCAATGTCCGCAGGAGAATCAACGCCCAACATCTTTCAGCGACTTTTCCGCAGCGTCACTACCCGCTCTACTTTCGTATCCCCTACAGCAGCCCTTCGTACTCAGTACGTTAGGTTGTATGGTGAGGGTTACAAATTTGGCACAGACGCCCTGGAGTTGTCGGCTGTTTACGCTTGCGTGAGCAAAATAGCAGACACCATCGCTAGCCTTGAGGCTTCAGTGGTCAAGATGTCTGCTGACGGAACTCGGAAAACCCTATCGGGTCACCCTGTCCATAAGCTCATCTCTCGCGAGCCCAACGATTACCTTGGTGCTTATGAGTTTTGGCAGCTCATCTGCTCCGATGCCCTGCTTCACGGCACGGGCTATGCTTACATCAGTAGGGATCCTGGCAAGCCAGAGTTATTCTATATCCCAGCAGTAAGGGTGAGTCACACTATTCACCCAGAGACGGGGGAGAAGTACTACACTTATGATGGAGCTCCTAACGCGGTGCATCAAAGCGACATGCTTGAGATCAACGCTTTCCGTGGAATCAACCCCACGCACATGCAGCTTCAGAACTTCACTACCGCTAAGGCCGTTCAGGACTTTGGCGCCAAGTTCTTTGAGAATGGCGGTATGATGGGCGGCATCCTCTCCACCAAAGAGCACATGAGTGCTGAGCAAATGAATCAAGCTCAGGAGATGTGGGAGCGTGAGTATATGGGCAAGCACAATGCTCATAAAATCGCCATCCTAGGCGGAGGCTTTCAATACCAACCACTTTCGGTATCCCTGGATCAGATCCAGTTTTTGGAGATGAAGAAGTATAGCACAGAAGAGATCGCTCGCATCTACTCCGTGCCCCCTGCAATGATCGGATTGGAGGGCAACACTGCTTACAGTAACTATGAGCAACAGGTACTTCAGTTCCAACAAAGCACCATTCTCCCCTGGGTTCGCCGTATTGAAAATGAGGTTGAACGTAAGCTATTGAGGGAGGATGAAACCCTTCAATGCCAGTTCAATGTCGATACCCTGCTACGCGCGGACAGCGAGTCCAGATCAAAATTCTATCACCAAGCCTTGCAGGATGGTGTTATGTCGATCAATGAGGTGCGCGGCAAGGAGGGACTTGGCCCTGTTGATGGCGGCGATTCTCACCACATCCAGGTCAACATGATTCCACTGGATCGCATGCAAGATTATGCGGACTCGGTAACTAACTCAACAAACGAAAACAATGGCTGATTTTTATTACGATCTTCTCGTAGTTAGCTGCCGTGGCCAGCACGACACTAGTGCGGTGGGCAGCAACGATTTCAAAACACGCAGTGTCCCTAACCGGTCATCCTGGAACTTCACTTACTTCGCTGACGACGTGGATAATGAGGCTGCGGGCAAGGCTGCTTTCTTGGCGGCTATGGAGGCCGCTATCCCGTCTGCGCCTAAGCACATTAGCAAGATCCTATCTTCTGGAACAGGATCACTGAAGACCGCGCTTACCGCCAGCGCCACTGTCGCGAATGACGGCACCGCTTCTAGTGGTAAGTATAATGAGCGTGTTGGTAAGGACGTATTTCGTTATGAGATCGGTGTTGCCGCTGCTTCTGCCGCCGCAGCACTCTCGGCTCGTACAGCCCACAACTTGGTTTAATGGCTCAGACCTACGGAGGATATCCAGACACAGCAAAGGCAGCCGCTCGGCGTGCCCTTCGCCACCGTGACAAAAACGGTAGCAAGTGTGGCACCGCTGTAGGTTGGGAGCGAGCTAATCAGATTTCTTCAGGAGAGAAGCTTTCATTGAAAACAATCAAGCGCACCTTCTCTTTCCTCTCCCGTGCAGAGACTTACAATCAAGGTAAGTTCAAGGACGAGGACGGCAAAGAGATTTGTGGTAGCGTCATGTACGCTGCCTGGGGTGGAACCTCTATGCGTAGCTGGTGCAGTGGTGTAATCAATAAGGCTGAGGGCAGAAAGCAGGTCGGTAAAATAGACGGCGAGCCGGTGTTTGAAACAGTGGCTGAGGCTGAGGCTCACGCAAAGGAAATCGGATGTAGTGGTTACCATGAGCACGACCTTGAAGGGAAGACTGTTTACATGGCTTGCAGTAGCCACGACGAAGCGACTACTGATGAGCGTTCGGAGATTACTGGAGCCATCAAAAAAGGTCTCCAAAAGAAAGCTGACGATCACAACGAAAAGGTTACCGCGCCCAGCAAGAAAACAAACGTCCGCACCCTTAGCGCCGTGTTCAAGCGTGGTGTGGGAGCGTATAAAACGAATCCCGGATCCGTCCGGCCTAGTGTAAAGTCACCCGAGCAGTGGGCATACGCTCGTGTGAACTCATTCCTGTATGCCCTGAAAAATGAAAAGTTTCGCAGCGGAAAGCACGATACGGACCTGTTCCCTAGCGGCCATCCACTGAGTAGCAAATAACCCAACAATGGCAAAGAAAAACGTAGAAAAGCGATTCTTGTCCTCCAGCGTTGAGGTCAGAGAAGTAGAGGGTAAGCCCAATATGATTGAGGGCTATGCCGCTGTCTTTGATGACGAAACGGTAATCGGGGGAGCTTTCGCTGAGCGCGTTGCTCGGGGAGCCTTTGACGGGGCGGACATGAGTAATACCGTAGCTCTGTTCAACCACAACATTGACCAACCGCTAGCCCGTGTAGGTCGCGGCTTGTTGCTGGAGGTTGATGAGCGGGGACTCAAGTATCGTTTCGAGCTTGGCAATCAGAGTTACGCAAAAGATTTAGCGGAAAACATCCGCATGGGAAATGTATCAACTAGCAGTTTTGGATTCACCGTTCGTGAGGACGAGTGGGACCGTCGTGATGACGGGCTCAACTTGCGCACGATTAAAGAGGTGGGCTTGCTTTTTGATGTCAGCCCTACTACGCAAGGCGCGTACCCTACAACAGAGGTCGGACTCCGCGCTATGGAGCTGGCTCTCGCAAACGAAGAAGTTATGTCTATTGAACAAGAAGAAGTTCGCGAAGAGGAGCTGGTCGTAGAAGAGGCCACTACCGATAGCGAGGACTGTGGTTGCGAAGGCAACAATACAATCCCCGCTGTTCAGCGATCAGAAAAAGAAGAGGAGGAAGAAGAGGAGGAAGAAGACGACCGTGCATATATGGACGGCGACAAAGAGGAGGAGGAAGAGGAGGATGAAGATCGTATGGAGGAAGAAGAGGAAGAGGAGGAAGACGACGACGAAGAGCGCACAATCAAAACCGAGGTAATCTTAGCAGACCCAGACCTCGTACCAAATGCTTATGGGCTGCGAAATAAAAATGTAGAGCCGGAGGCTCGTTCTCAAAATTCTAAATCTGAAGATATGTCAGAAAAGACAAAATCAGCCCCGGCCTATGTACAGGGATTGGGCGACACTGAAATGCACGTGTCTAAGCGTTACAGCTTTGGCAAGGCAATCAAAGAAGCGGCCCAAGGTCGCTTGACCGGCCTCGAAGCCGAAATGAACCAGGAAGCTCGTAACGAGTTCTCTGCTTCTAAAATTAACGTGAGCGGAGGTTTCTCTGTTCCTTCTATGGTGTTGCGTAACGACCTCCCACTCGGTGTGGATGCAGGTACAACGGGAAGCCCTGCTGCCGCGACATCACTTGGATTCGGTGGTACTATCGGTGTTCAGGATGCCGGCTTGGTTGCTGCATTCCGACCCAACGATATTGCTAGTCAGTTGGGAGCTCGCAGCCTTGCGAACCTTACAGGCGACGTTGTGTTCCAGGTTCAAAACGCGGAGATTGCCGCAGAGAAGTTGCAGGGAACCGATGGTGCTATGCACGCTGGTTCCGCTACTGTGGACAGTGTTGGATTCACTCCTGTTACCTTGAGCCCAACCCGCTACAGCGCATACGCTAAAGTGACGGAGCAGATGCTCGCTCAGTCCGCTGACGACATGGGTGCTTTCATCGCCACAGACATCCGCAAGGCTGTTGAGGCTAAGTTTAACGATGATATCGTGTCCGCAATCAAAACTGCTGCCGAGGCTCATGCTTCACCAGCGGCTCTTGTCGCTTACAGCGAAGCAAACCGTAACCCTCTCCACTTGGAGGAGGAGTTGTTGGCTGCTGACGTTGACCTCAACACGATTCGCTGCTTGGCTTCGGCTAAGGCTTTCCGAGGAGCTCGGGGCTTGAGCTTGGACGCTGGATCTGGTATGTTGATGGGCACTAGCCCTCTCGACCGATTGAATGTTATCGGGTACAACTCTGTGGTTTCATCTGCGGTTACTGCCGGTGACTTGTTCTTCGTTGACAACACTCAGATGATTCAAGGAACATGGGGTGGAGTTAATATCATGGTTGATCCATACACCGACGCAAACAACGGTGTCGTCCGCATCATCGCTAACGTCTACAAGTCATTCAAGACTTTGCAGGGCGCTGGATTCCGTGGTGTGAAGGAGATGCCCAATGCCTAATAGCTGAATAACAAATAACTGGGGGCTAGGAAATGGCCTGGCCCCCTTTTATTACTCAAGAATGAATATCAAGGTAACACGTACTACAGTAGCTAGCACTACACTCTTCGATGCAAGTGAGGCAACAGCCTTGGCTTTGCTTCGCAGTCATGTACGCGCTATCGATAACAGCGAGGATGACTTACTGAAGATTTACCTTGACGCGGCTCTTGACTATATGCAGGAGCTGAGCGATCGATTGCTGGGCAGTCACACAGTCGTTGTGAACCTCGACTATGACGAGGCTGTCCACTACCACGGGGTCACGATCCCCAAGTGCCAAGATATCTCAAATGACTTAGCGATCAAGTACCGTAAGAAGGACAACACGATGAGTACGGATGTACTCGCTGACTCCGGTACTGACATGATCACTGATCTTGATTACATCTGGCAGAGAAATCGCTATCCCGCTATCATCAACTTGCGCAACCTACCCGACAAGTTGACGGAGCACAGTGACTTCGACGAGGATTTCGTTGAGCTCACATTCACGGCAGGTACCGCCTTGGCGAGCCTACCTAAGCAATACAGGCAAGCAGCCCTCCTGCTTGTAGGTCACTACTACAACATGCGTGAAGCCGAGAGTATCGGTGGGATCACGACAGAGTTGAAGGAGGGAGTAAGTCGTCTTATCCAAAGTGTACGTCAGTTCTGATGAAGGCAGGAAGTCTACATGAGAAGATCAACATCTACCGTGTCACCCGAACTATCAATAGCTTCGGTGACATTGTGGAGGCAGAGTCTATCTTTAAGGAAGGCGTGCGTTGTAGTATTCTCCACCTTGGTACTCCCTCGGCTGGTGCGTCAGAGTTTAGTGATGACGACCAAACGGTGGGTGAGATGAAGGCGGAGTTCAAGTGTCGATGGATCAGTGGTATTCGCTTTGACGACATCATTGAATGGAACGGCGGTCGTTTTGGTGTTTACTCTATCCTACCTGTAGGTCGTCGCGAAGGCATGCGCTTACGTGGTCGTCGCCGTGACAACCAGGGAGATATAAACCCTAACACCTAATGGCTAAGGCAGGGAAATTTACCGCAAACTTTAATCTGATAGGCTTTAAGCCTACAGACTCTTTGCCTAGACTCATCAGGATGTATATGATCTTGAAGTTTAGGGAGAGGGCTTTGATTGCGGCTATGAAGAATGCTGCGCAGCCAATGGCGGACAGGATGGCTGCGCTTGCGCCTGTCCGTACTGGACAGCTATCTCGTTCCTATGCTTCATCAAAACTTAAAAAGGTTCCTCCAGGAATCCTCGGTATCCGAGTCGGTGCCGTAAGTGGACTAGGTGTCTTTGAGGGAGACACCTTTGGCAAGGCCGGATGGCGTGATCACTGGGCTGAGCTTGGCACAGTAAACCACCCGGGCAAGCCGCACGTACAACCCGCTATCAAGCAAACGATTGGCGCGTACAGAATACAGCTCCGTAAAAACCTCGCGGGGATACTCAAAAATCTAAACAGAATCTAATGGGATTACTTAATGCAAACTTCATGGGTCTGTACGTGTACGAAACACAGCAGGCCACCCCTTACACTGTTCACATCACCACCGCTACG